CGCCTACGTCCTGCCAGTTGATTCCGACGGTATACGTGCCATCAGAGTTGTTGGCCCCATGGAACTGGACGCGAACCCACCCGTTAAAGATATCGTCACCGATACCAATGGGCTGGTTCACCACCTGCACACCGTTATCGTCGTAGCCGTAGATGTGAGCCACGGTTGACTTAGCGGTGAAGTCCCATCGCACTACGCTGCCCGTGGTGAACACGCTGCCTATCGGGGCTTCATTGCCTGCCGACGGGGGCACCTTGCCGAACGCGTTGTAGACGTACTCGACTTGCCATTGCCCGGTAGTCGAGACACCAGGGACGTGCGCATCAAGGACACTCAGCGGGTGCAGGGTGGGAAGCGGCAGGCTTGACGGTAGGGAGTCCTGAGAGGCCCAGTCCACGTTAGTGAGCAGTGCTGGCCGGACACCCGGGATTGGCGAGTAGGCCACGGTCGCATCCTGGGATTCCTCGCACGGCCAATAGGCCAGCGGCGTACCGGACGGAATGCGGCGGCGCAAGGTCGAGTCAAGCGGCTTGTTTCCCTGGCCCATCCGGCGGAGTAGACCTGAAGCCGTTACGGACGTCCACACGTCAGCGTCGTCAGCGGACCAGGCCAGTGGCCAACGGCTGATCTCGCCGACGAACCTGTCTTCCCGGTTGCGTATCTCAGCGTTGCCCTTCAGCGTCCACACGTTGCCCTGTGCGTCCGTTGTAGACGTTGCCTGGTCTCCCAGTGCCCGGAAGTCTGGAGAGGCCACCACAGGGCCGCTGATGCCGTTCCGTACCTCTGCCCGGTAGCAGCGACCGACCAGCGGGTGACGCGACCGTGCACCAGGCTGCCCGTGCCGGAAGTCGGTTAGGCCAATCGACAGGGCGGCGGTGCTGTTCTTTACCGTGTTATGCGCGGTCCCGATATTGACGACTGTCGATCCGCCGTCGAATGCGGTATACGGGCCGGCAAAAACGGTGGCGTAGTAAAAGGTGAATGTAGCCGTCTGCGCCGTGGTGTCGATATGGACGGTTGCCCGCAGCGCCGCGCGAGTCGGCAGGATAGGAAGATCCCGCTGCATAAACGCGGTTGAAGTCGCCTGGGCCCCAGTAGTCGAATACTGGAAGAACATGGTTCCCTGGGAGATATTCAGCAGCCAGGAACACTGGTCGCTGGCGTCATCCCACTTCCCTATGAGTACCTGGTTTTCCTGCCCGTACCAGTTGGCCTCCCCCTCCCAGCGGATATCCAGGTCGCCGGTCAGGTCAAGTGCAGCCTTGTCCGGCGTAGAGCAGACGTTGCCGTCCTGGCCATCAAGCTGAAGGTAGGAATCTCCCGTACCCGGCAGACTCAGCCGGACAGGGGTGTTGCGATTGGTGAGCCCATAGAGCGGACTCATGGCGTTCCGGGGCGAGTACTTCCCATCCTTGTTGTTCAGCGTGAATGTCAGCGTGGAAGGGTCAGCGGTAGTCCCCTGATCCCTGACACCGCGCGTGATCTGCTTAGTATCGCGGAGGTAGACGTCAGACGACACGTCCACCCAAGCGCCACCTAGATTCAGCTCCGTACGGATGTCTAGCGGAAAGGTGATGGCCACCGCTGACCCTTTCTGTTATCGGCCAAAGGCCGTCTGAACATTGCCTCGACCATCGTTCTTGACGATGCGCCGAATGAGCCGCTTCATGTCCTCATCAGCGCCGGTCACATCAAAGGTGATGGACTGCGCGTTTCGCATGGAAGCGCTGAAGACACCGCGCGGCGAGATATCCGCAGCCATTCCGGGAAGGTCGCCGGTTAGTCCCTGTAGTTGCTTGCGCAGTAGCGGAGTCTGACGCTTGATGCCCTCCTGAAAACCGCCAATGACCATGCGGCCAGCGGGAGTCAGGATCTTGCGGTCAAGGGGCGCGGGGCCCTTCCAGCTAGTCAGCTTGCTAGTCAGGCCACCAAGGGTGGACTTGACGTCACCAAACTGGGACTTGATGCCGTTGATGAATCCACGGATAAGCGACTCGCCCGCACGCTTCAGCACCCCGCCCAGGTCGCCCAGTCCGGAGACAGCGCGACCAGGTAGGGCCTTCAGCCAGCCAAGCGCACTGTTAACGCCGTTCTTGCTAGCAGTGATCAGCTTTCCGCCAGCCTCGCTGGCAACGGACCACAGCTTTGAAGCCAGCGGCTTAGCGGCCGTCCAGACCTGTCCGGGTAGCTTGGTGAATAGGCTCAGCAACCACTTGACCATGGCCCCGGCTGCCTGCTTTGCGTACCCAAACGCACCGCTGAAGTCTCCGCGTAGCAAGGCCGCAATAGCCTTGATCGCAGGGACAAGAACGGAATTGATGTACTTAGCCAGGTAGTTAGCCAGGATGGTGGCCAGCTTCGCCACTAGGTCAATGATCGGGATGAGGATCGGAACCAGCGCTGCAATGACTTCCGCCAGCGCGTTGAACAGAGGAACAAGCGCTAGCAGGATCGGAGTCAGCGCGGGAAGCAGCGCCACAATCAGCATGGAAAGCGGCGGCAGTAGCGGGAGGACAGCCTGAACCAGCGCCAGCACAGCGTCAATCAGCGCGTCAAGGACGGGACCGAGCGCAGCAATGATGGGCATTAGGGCCGCACCAAGCTGGGTGATCACGGGGCCCAGGGCAGAAAGCAGCTTGGCCAGGATCGGCCCCGCAACCTTCAACATCTGCCCCATGAGCTTGCCCAGGGTGGGAGCAAGCGCAGCGATCACGGACCCCAGCGCATCGAACACGGGGGCAGCCGCGCCAATGCCAGCGGATAGGCCCTGTAGCAGGCCACCCAGGGACTTGCCCAGCGTGGCGAACAGTCGACCCAGGGCCTTGACTAGCGGGCCCGCAGACTTCATCACAGGGACCAGGCCCGAGACCAGGCCCTTGACCAGACCACCAATCCCCTGCACCAGCGGCGCAATCATCGGGGCGGCAGCCTTGAATAGCTGGCCGAGCTGGGGACCGATCTGGTCGAATATCTTGGATAGCTGCCCGGCTGCCTGCTCCATAGGCTTGATGAGCGGCGCAGTCAGGTTGGTCAGGCTCTTACTGACGTGGTCCTTCAGCTTGGTGAAGGAAGCCTGCACACCCTTGTTCTCAGACGCAATCTTGGCACCTAGACCAACCACGGCCAGCGGCACGGCGGCGAGTGCACCGGCAGCGCCAATGGCTCCGATGCTGAGCACCCCGAATGTCTTGCCCAGGCCACCCGCGACCTTCAGCCCTGTACTGCCCAGCGCGGATAGGCCCGTGCGCAGCCGGGATACGTTGTTGCGGGCAAGGCCGTCAAAGACCTGGCCGATTCCCCGGAACGCGCTGCCTATTCGCTGAGCGTTCGTCATGTTCGCGTGGGCGGACGACACGATACGGCCGTCAAGCGCACGCATGTGGCCAAAGACGTCTTCCTGTGCCGTACCGGCCTCGACGCCAATGGATCGGATTGCACCACCAGCGGCAGCAGCACCGGCCCGAATACGGTCAGTGTCAATACCCAGTGCAACTGTCAGTGATGCCAGCGTGGCCACAGGCACCCCCTCTCTGAATCAGCTACCAAAATTGGTAGGTGCCTCTTGGTAGTCGCCGCCCAAAGCGGTATTCACCTTCATGACCTGCTGCCAAAGGTCCCTAGCGGATCGCTTGCGGCGGAACCACACGGGCATGAAGTCGGCAGCCTTGGCACGAGTCTTGGTGCCACTGGCGTTATGCACGGTTGCAGCAACGATGCTCGCCGCAATCTCGGTGCGTAGGCGCAGGTCCAGCGGGCCGGTCACCCTTTCGTATGCCTGCCATTCGGTCAGCTCACGTGACGTAGTGCGCGCGAGTAGTTCCCGAACGGGCATGCCAAGGTGACCGGCCAGCCTGAAGTAGAACTGACGCTCAGGGCGGTCGGTTAGTTTCCCGTCAGTTCCTCGACGTCCGACTCAGTCAGGCCAGAGAGGCGAGATGCAACGTCCACCACGCGGGAAAGGGCCTGAGCGCTCTTATCGCCAAGACGCTTGATGGCAGCACCCTGGAACAGTCGCTTGCCGTTCTCGTCAACGATGCACGCGCCAGCAAGGCGGGCCCGGTACATCTCTAGGGCCTTGTCCTTGTCAACCGCAGTCATTTCCTTGTTCAGCATGGCGGCTTCAAACCGGTCCCTGTCGGTACCGCTCATGCCCTGCACAAGGACCGTACCGCCCCACTCAGGGACGTCGACAGCCTCGCGCGGTAGGTCGTCAGCGTTGAGAATGTCGTCAGCGGAAAGGTACATGGGTGATTAGCTCCCTGCGGTAACGGTCGGCTTGCCCGACACCTTGAACTTCAGTTCTGCCGAGAGCTTGTCATCGCTCGGCGCTTCCTGGCTGAACTCGGTAAGGATCAGCTTCAGATCCCATTCGCCGAGTGCCTGCGGAAAGACCATCTTGTAGTTGCGCGGGGCCGTGTCCTCAAAGTCGGCGACCAGGACGTCATGCACGGTGGGGTCATAGTTCACCGAAATGGTGACCTCGCCCGCGTCCTTCAGGCCACCAATGAACTCGCGCCAGCCGTTCGCCGAGTCGTGCGCGGTTACGTCGTAGGTGTCCCGCTTGATCTCAGGGCCCTTCAGGTCATACACGCTGCCGATAGCCGTGAATGCCTCAGTGCCCGCAGCGCCGTCACCACGCTTTAGCGCGATTCCGAAACCGTCAATACCAGCCATGCTGTTAGTCCTTTCTCATGCTGACCCTGTACGACGCATTCAAGTGGCGGATGCGCGGGTCAGGGTCGGGAACGGTCTGGTGCTGGGTGTGCTTGATGTACACCTGATCGAACCCAGCGACACTCAGCGGCGCGCGATCAAGGGCAGCGTCTACCGCAGCGAACAAGTCGAATAGCTCACTGGGCCCCGGGGCCATCGACCAAACGTGAACCACCACCGTGGCGCTGAGCCCCTGCGCGTCATGGGTGTCATCCGGAAATTCCGTGATGCTGCCTATCTGCACGTACGGGAACGGCGCAGGCTCCGGTATCTGGTCATAGACCTGGCCAGGAAGGGCGGCGGTCAGCTTGCCGTAGATGGCCGTCTGAAGCGGCCGCATAGAAGTAGCCACGTCACCACCTATCCAGGAAGCGACGGGCGTTGCGCTGTAGCTCTCGTTCGCCGGTACGTGCGTGAATCTGAGTGGCCGGACCTAGGAACGGCTGGTCTTCCATCTTGCTCGTTCCTTTCTCGACGTAGTACGCGTAGTCACGTGTCTTGCCTGGCTTGATCTGCACCCAGGCTTTCCCGGACCGCTCGTTCACGTTGGTCTCAATGCTCTCCCGCAGCGCGCCGGTACGGACTGGGGCCAGTTCCTTGGCAGTCTTGGCCAAGTCCTCTGCCCACTGATTCAGCGCAACGACGCGCAGTTCGTCTATCCGCCGGGGAAGCAGCCTGATACGGGCCAGGGCCGTGCGCAGTCCGCGCAGAGTCTCGGCCATCAGTTACCAGGCTCGCGGAACAGACAGTCAGCGCGGAGGTAGGTCCCTGGCACGCTGGGCTGAAGAGTCTTCAGGACCAGGTAGACGTCAGTGCCTAGCCGTAGCTGGTCACCTCGACGGACGCCAGCGGTCGGCAAGAGGTAAACCAGGTGCGTCCGGCTGTCGCCAGCCTGACCCCCTAGAACCTGCTCTGTGACGCTCGGCTGACTGAATCGGGCCCGGACCACACCGGCAGGCTGCCAGGCCGTTACGTAGCCACCCATGCCATCTGGCTGGCGTGTCTCGCGGTATACCTCAGCGCTGGTATTCAGCAGATGCGCTAGCCGACTCACCGCGACTTCACCACCGTGGACGGGCCAGCACCAAAGCGGGCAGCCAGCCGATTGCGCTGGAAGTCGGACAGGGCGAGCATGCCGGTTTCAAGGTTGCCGTACTTGGCCTGGTAGTCCCCGATGCGTTCCAGGTCGACCACCCGCGCGAACGGGTCGCCACCACGTAGTGCTACTAGGGCCTGGCCGACCAGACGGCAGACCAGGTCAACAATGTCAGCGGGCACGGCGGGTAGGCCATGCGTATAGGTGACGCTGACCTCCGAAGGCTGGTCAGTCGACCGCCAGCCGTACGACGTCCAGTTCATCGCGCGCCAGCCCAGCTCACGCCACAGCGCGCCGCTAGCCAGCTTCCAGTCAGTCACAGGGTTGCCGTCGATGCTGACGTCAGACACGGACTGGACGAGCTGCCCAGGCAGCCTGAGCCGCGTGTCATGGTCACCCTCTAGCGTGATGGTACTGGTGGCCTGGGTGATGGTAGACCCCGCAGCCTCGCGCACCAGGGCGGACGCCACGTCAAAGTAGGTGGTTACAGCGACAGTCTCAGCAGACTCGACAGTGACGCCACGCGCAGTCAGGTCGGCGATAGTCGCCAGAGGGTCAAGCGCCATGGGTCACCGGGCCTTACTTGACGTTAGCGTTCTTGATGGTGTCCAGCACCCAGGCGCGGGCAGCGTCGCTGCTTGCGAAGTTGGAAGCTACGGTCACAGTGGTCCCAGAGTCCAGGGTTGCCACTACGTAAAACACACCGCTTGCGCTGGAGACATCAAACTTGGTGATTGCACCGACGCTCAGGAACGCGTCAGAACCTACGCTAGACAGATCTAGCCAAAGATCGCTCTTCATTGGGGGTCCTCCCTACTTGGCGGCGGCAGGCTTACGCGCCGGTGCGTCCTTGACTACCTCGACGCGCTCTAGTTCGTCACGCTTCAGCAGCTTTCGGAGATAGTCATGCTGCTCGCTGCCTTCCTCCATCTGGAACCGAACCACCTGATTGGACTTGTTCTCGACCTCAATAATCGCCATTGGACCTTACTTCCTGGGTTGGCCGGTGAATGGGTGGTACAACCGGGGGCCACGTACCAAGATTGGTAGGTGACCCCCGGCTTATACGGGCTTACGCAAACAGACCCGTGGTCACGTCAAGGTCAAGGACCGCTAGGGCCTCAGGACGGACGACCTTGGCACCGTAAAGGTGAAGGCCCTTGATCGCGTCCGCAAAGCTGTTCTGCGGGCGGTACGCCTCGACCTTGTTAATCTGCTCCGCGTAGGTCGTTGCGATCGAGTGACCGGCAACCACGAAGTTGGACACGGCCGGAAGGGTGCCAGCGGTGCCCTGCGGGAGGTTAAGCGACACCATCACGCTGAAGCCACCAATCCGGCCAACCTCACCGTTCATGATGGGGTCAGTCGAACCGTACTGGTTCGCGTAGATGAAGCGCGGGTCCTGAAGCAGCAGCGAGTAGAACTCAGACGAGCAGACCAGGAATCGACCCTCGGTCGGAACCTTGGCCTTATCTAGCTTCAGCTTCAGGGACAGGACGACCTTGTAGGCGTCGGTAGCAACAGTGATGGCAGCCGGGGTAAGAACGTTACCCGCCGTGGTGGTCATCAGGCTGGCAAGGAAGAGGTCAGTCACCTCAGACAGTCCGAACGCGGACTCATTTGCCGCGCGGTTGAGTAGCTGCCCACCATCGCGGACCTGTCGCGCGTCCACGTCATCGACCTCAAAAGCAAAGTACTTGCTCTGGTCGATGACGAGAGTGTCGTCAGTCGTGGTCAGGGTCTGAGGGGTGATCGTGGTGCTGTTCTTGGTGTACGTGCTGATGGTCGGGCGCGCTAGGTGCCCGATGTGCACAGTGTCACCGTACTGCGCGATATCGCCCTCATAGTCGCGGTTGATAATGCCGGGCTGGCCAAAGACCAGGTTCTCCCGCAGCGAGACTAGTAGGTCTGCCGACCAGACCTCGGGAATGAAAGTGTCAACGGCCATGGGTGCCGAACCTCTCTAAAGGGGGTGGGTTACTTGATGCCGAGCAGGGTGTTTAGACGACCCTCGCGCTTGGCCTTATTGATGGCCTCAGGGCTCATGCCCTTTAGCTCAGCGCGGGTCAGCTGCTTAGGGCCGGTCGATCGCCCCGCTGCTCCGCCATCCGCAGTACCCTGGAAGCGCGGCCGGGCCGTTGCGGCTAGGTGTGGCTTCCGGGTTAGTAGTTCCTCGATCGCGTCGGAGATCTCACCCGCGTCTACGTCACCGTTCTCATCTACCTCGAACTGGGCAGCGTCGATGAACGCAAGAGCGTCAGCGGGGTCGGCGAACTTGCCAGCGGCAGCAGCCTTGATCTCAGACCTGAGGATTCGCGCGTTGGCCTTCAGGGTGGCCTCTCGCGCCGCCTCTCGCCGGATAGAATCCGGGTCAGGGGTGTCTGTGTCACCGGACGGCTTTGGGGCCTCCAGCGAAGCGATACGGGACTCTAGGTCTCGCCGCTTGTCCCTCTCCTCACGCCACTTGCTCTTCATGGAGTCAAGGGCCTTCTTACCGGCATCCCCCAGGGCCTCACTGCCAGCGGGGTCGGCGCCGTCCGTCGAGTCAATCCCGTCCGCAGGGCCGTTGCCGGGCGGGGTCTGGTTCTCGTCAGGCGCGCCCGGATCGGTCGACTCGTCAGCCGGACCATTGGGGTTAGGGTTTTCGGGCATGCTTGAACCTCCATGCGCATTGCGCGCGTATCAGGTACCAAAATTGGTATGTGCTGGGTGCGCCGTGCGCGCTGCCTCAGCGGAGATAGCCGTTTTTGTAGAGCAGGCGGATTGCCTGTGCTCGGTCACCGTCGGCTAGTCGGTAGATCTCTTCCGGCATTAGCCGGGGCGGGCGCTTAGGCTTACGCTTGCTGCCCGTTCCAACGTGGGTTACTTGGACCTTTCGACCGAACATCTCTACTGTGTCCATCGCCTTGCGCGCGTTCACGATGCTGTAGATGTTGGCGCCATCATCAATGGCCTTAGTGCCAGCCTCGCCGAACACCTTGCGGCGCTGGTCGGCAGACATGCGGTCGAACATGTCCCTGGCGTCCAGGATGAAAGCGGCCTTCCCGTGCGTCACCGGTTCCATGGTGCAGTCGCAGTTGGGATGGCGCTGGAAGCCCGTTGAGACGCTGTACTCGCGGCCAGCCAGGATGATGCAGCGGGCACACGCGGGAAGCTCCACCACGCGCACATAGCTGGTCACCTTGGTATTGCCGACCATTGCGGCCTGGTCTGCCTGCCTGCCC